ATTTCTGCCTTGGGTTCAATGCCTTACCGGCACGTTTCAACTCCACGAAGCTGACATGGTCGTCAGGCATCAGTATCATGCGGTCAGGGAATCCGGTAAAGCTTACAGGCCAAAACTTTAAGGCCAACCCTCCTAACTTTTTTACGGCTTCCCGTAATTTCTTCTCAATCAGCTTTTTTAGCATGATCATGTAAGGAACTAAGAACGGCATCTTGTATTGTTGATTCCGTGGCGATATTCAATACTTCTCCCCATCCACCCTCTTTAATATTAAACCCATTGCCCATACTTAGATCGGGCGTGCCCATCATCGCCTTCCAGCCGGTTGTGAATCGCATTAAAGTGAAATGTCCATCAGTTTCTTTTACACAGCATTCTTCTGCTAACTTTAACGCTTGTTCAATAGTTAAGTCTTCCATTTTATCAATATTTCTCCTTTTTTTATTATATAATTTTCACTTCATGATTTAATTGTTCCGCTTGAAAATAGCGGATTAAACTTTGTTTTTTCACGCCATATCGCTTAGCCATCACTGAAAGACAGTTCGAAATCGCTTGATAGTGCGTGTTCGCGGATGTTTCTAAAACCGTTATCTCCCCGGATTTATTGAACGTGCAGCGGTATTTATTCACTATTTCTCCTCGATGGTGTCGATTATGGATTGTAAACAGTCTATAATATTGGACAATTTTTTATTATAAGAATTATTTATTTTCCTCTGGTAGTAACTCAAAATCGTTTTAAAAATTAAAATCATTAGTTTCGCACCTGAATTTTTTTGATTGCTCATTGAAAAACATCTGTATCCGCCCTTCGTTTCCGAACTCCCTATTTTTCTTCACATATAAAAGCATGTCTGCCGCAATGATATTCTTTTTTTTCGCTTTTTCTTTCTGCTCCTGCGACGTCCTGTAAAGCACAATTACGTTATGGGCTAAGTCTGTGATATGAGAGCTCCCTTTGATATCCACTTTGCCAGGTTCATCCTGATCATTTTGAGTTTTCCTTGGATGCGCTACAAGATGAATATGCGCGTTAAAGTTTTTGACAAAATCGGTCAATCGACTAACAAACTGTTTTTGCTGATTATATTCATCGTTTTCATTCAAGGTAATCTTCATAAGGCTATCTATTACAAAGTGCTTACATCCGTATCTTCGGGCAGCGTATTCAAAATCTTCTAAAAGTTTATCCGGCGTGATTGTATTAGTGATATTTAGGATGTAAAGTTTTCTGGTCATCCATGCCAACGATTCGGAAATAGCAAACGGAGATGGTTTGTCGTTTTCTTTGTGTTGAATTATTGCCCAGCGCAGATATCGTTCGGGCGGCATTTCACCGGAATAAATGCAGGATTTTTCACCTTTTGCGGTAATATCTAAGATTACCTGATTGATGATCGTTGACTTTCCTGATCCATTGCGCCCTGACCATACCGTCAACTCTCCACCGCGCCATCCCTTTAACAGTCCATCCAGTTCTTCCCATGCGGTAGGTGTTCCGAACATCTTGGCGCCCATGGCGAACAATTGTTGTATTTTATCGGTGAAATAATCAGGTGAAACAATAGTTTCCGGTGTTAGGTCAATGGGTGTATTGAAGCAAATGATTATTTCCTCTGCCTTAATTCCCTTTAATAAACATTCATTTGCATCTTTTAGGGGCAATTTTATTAAACTACATCTCCATAATCCAATCCTTGCCGCCAACTTCGCTGCGCCTTCTTTCCCGGCTTCGTCTTGGTCGAAGCAAATATTTATATGCTGGTAACTTTCAAGATAATCCCATTCCTGCTCAATCCACTGTAATCCACTGGCGCCATTAGGGACTGATACGGCTTCAATTCCGTATTGATACAGGGCCATGGCGTCAAATTCTCCCTCGCAGATAATTAACACGTTCCCTTCGATGTTATCCCGGTTAAACAGTAAAGGTTCGGCGTCCTTTTCCTGCCACATTTTCTTTTTGTCAGTAATATCACGGTGTTTGATATTGGAAAGAATGCCGTTCTTGAAATATGGGAATTTAATTATTTTTTCTTCCGCTCCGATTCGGAAGTGCTTTATTGTTTCGTCAGTGAATCCTCGTCCTTGTAGGTATTTATAAACCGGGACCTGCACGTCCTGCATTGCTGGGCAATCTTTTTGAGGGCGAACAAAGTATTTCTTTTCTTGGCTCACAAAAACACGTTTTTTATTCAGTTTGTCAGGTTTATCTCCTAATTTTTGCTGAAATGAATAGAAATCGCCACGAACACCACAACTATTCATATGAAGGCAATTATACAAACCGGTAATTATATTTATTGAGAATTTCTTTTCTTTATCTTGGCAAAATGGGCAGTTGAAGTATGCCTCCTCACCGCGCCGTTTAAACTGAATTCCCTTCCGTGTTAGATAATTTATAATTTGGTTCATAATTCCCATGCCTCTTTCTTGTTATTGTCTATTCCTTGTTCAAGCTCGGCTTCCCACATTCTGCCCTTTATCCAGCGTTCGGGGTCTTTCCATTCCGGCCTAAAATCTCCATCTCTTGCATTTTGTCTCCATTCGGTTTGGTCTTTAATTGCCGTTAGAATCGTTTCTATATCCGGTTTATTCCCATTAAGTTTTTTCCAGTTATCAAATGCAGCTTTCTTCGATCCTGATTTTTTAGGATAGGCATTCCAGAAAGATAGAAAATCAGCAGTATATGTTTTTGTAATAGTTGTTTTTGTGGGTAAAGTATCTTTAGATACTTTATTTAAAGAAGAAGAAGGTGAAGACTGAAGAGCTTTGTTTTCGCTTGAAGGCTCGATTGACTTTTCACGCTTACTTTCTTGTGTCTTTAATCCACCCAATCTACCTGATATTATTTTCTTTTCCCTGTAATCTTGTTGCTCTTTTCTTGTTAATTCAAGACGGGAATTTTCCCATCCACCTTCACTGTTTTGACTGAACTTTTTTCCCACGCAGGTAGACCAGAATTTTCCCATTGTCTTCCGGTCTGCACCGGAGATTCTAGCGAGTGCGTTTATGTCGTTTGGCAACGCTCCATTAACCCATTCATGTAATAAAAGACGCAGGTAAACCCCTACTTCTGTTGGTGTCCATCCTGCTGTGTCCATATAGAAATCAGCAGCGTATAATTGAAAGGCCGGAGATTTCAAATTATTTTACCCATAAAGGATTGTATAATTTACCATATGCTTTTTTGTGACATGACGGGCAAACGGTAATAAGATTATCTAAATGGTCGCTTCCACCCTCTTTCCTTTTTAATATGTGGTGTATATGTAGTTTTGTGGTCGAGGTTGATAGGCAAACTTGGCAAACATTATTGTCTCTTTTTAAAACGTCTCCTCTTACTTTAGACCAATATAATAATTGAGAATATTGATCTAAAGCCATTTGCTGTGAAATATTTTCATATTCCTGCATTCTTTCTTGTTTTTCTAATTCTTTTTCCCGTTTTTCTGTCGGTGAAATTTTGCTATAATTACCATCAAAACTTAGCCATACGTCATTTTTCCGATCATAGATCCAAGGCAACATTTCATCATCAACATCAATTAGTCTTGAATTTTTAAATGCTAATTTTCTAGCATCCACCGCCCTCTCGCACATTGATCTAGGTAATTCTTTCAATAAAACTCTTTTGTTCATAAATATATCCTCACCGCGCAAGTATCCCCATAGGGGTGAGGTCCCTACCGGGGAGGTAGAGCCCAATGGGGAATAAATGCACGGTTTTATTTAATTTATGATTGTCTTTGTTCATCGGCCTCACACCAATGTCCTTAAGTTAAGGTTAATTATCTCACACATGGTAGTATAAATCAACCATAATCCGCACAAAAAACTACTATTCCTTCACCGTCAAAAATATGCCATGATTAAAGGTTGTGCTAAAAATAACCTGTTACGGCAGCTTTATACTCCGGGGTATCCTCTTTCAAACCATGTAAATCCCTGTGGCACACGTAGCACATTCCACCGCCGCAAATTTCTCTATTTCGTCCGCAAATTTTGCAATTGTGTATTGCAGACCTGCATCGGGGATTATCATCGACGGGGTCCAATTCTTTCGTAACGAGGATTTTTATTGGGGCAGTATTGAATTGACGTCCACACATTCGGCAATGGATGTGCCCGGGATATTCATCGACAAAATTTGATTTGCAGTGAGGACAGCTCATTTTGCCGCCTCATCTTCTTCAACTGCAATTGCGATAACAATATCCAGATAATTTTGAACGTCAG